CACAACACGAGGATTTAACAATTACACATTCAGCCGGTGCTTTAACACAAATTGCAGGAGCTGGAGGGTATAGTGATGGTTATTATAGATACAAGATACCAAAAGGACAAGCAAGTATGGTAGAAACTATCACTGCGTCAGTTGAAAATGGTACTGTATTTTATGAAGGCGTTATTAACCTTAAGCTACACAAATTATCATTAGACGATAGAAACGAAATTAAATTACTAGCACAAAACAGATTAATTGTATTTGTAGAATTACACCAACAAACAAATGGTAAAAACGAAATATGGGCGTTTGGTGTAGAAAACGGATGTGAGTTAACTGCAGGTACTGCTAATTCCGGAGCAGCGTTTGGTGACATGAATGGATACGATTTAACCTTTACAGCACAAGAGAGTTTTCCTTGTCTAAGGTTAGGACAATATTCTTCCGTTCCTTTTGATAACTTTACATTAACAACAATAGCATAAGGAACTTTATATATTTAAAAAGGGGAGTGTAATTACTCCCTTTTTTTTTAACTTTAAAAAAATTATTATGTATACATTAAAATCTAAATACAAAGGACATACAATATCAACAGGCGGTCATACAATAGTCTTAGACACCGTGAGATCTAATCAAGTAGAACTGCTAGGTTTACAAGACTATTTTACTAAAAAAAGTACCTCTAAAACTACAAAAGACAAATAAATTCGTTTTATTCCCTTTATATATTATGATAACAGGAGTTTACGGAAGTAATATACAATCATATCTAAGTCTAGAGGAAAAAAGAATAAATACATCTGTAGTAGAAAATAAAGTAAGATATTTATTTAAGTTTATATGCGATATGACAGGAGATATAAAATACGCATACGGAACAAAAGGTGTTACTAATGAAAGATATGTTAAAAATACCTTTACACATAATACATCAGAAAATATATTTACAGGTAATATAAATTTTAAACCTTATGGATTTTGGAAGTATGAGGTATATGAAGTTACTTGGAATGGTACTGTTGCTGTAAATGATACAAACGCTCCAAATTCAGAAACTGAAACATTAACAGTAAATGATAATAACGGAGTTGTAAGAGGCAAGGTAGAAGAGGGTAAGTTATATATACAAGAAACAGCGGGATCGGAACAGGTTAGATATACAAAATACGAACCTACAACACAAACAAATTATTTATATACAAATTAAAATTATGGATAGTACACAAGAATTATTAGGAGAACAATTAGGCAAGGGAGCGGTTACAATTATAGAAGATACAGACGCTATAGCAGCTGTTACAGGTGTTAGTTATTATGCAGTACACTTTCCTGTAGAAACTACAATTGCAGCTATAACAACAGGTTCAAATGTAACAGGAGCGGATGCAGATTTACATAGAACTTACCCTGCAGGAACTACATTGTTTCTTAACTTTACAGCAATAACATTATCAGGAACAGGATTAGCATTAGTTTATAAGAACGATACTTTATAATGAAACTAGGACTTACAAATTCTTTAGGTAGGTATTTTAGCGGTGCTTGGGATCCGAGTAATATAAATAGCCTAATAGCTTGGTTTAAAAACGATACCGATATATTAGAGGGAACAGACGATCCAGCAGAAAACTCAGATAATGTAACGCAGTGGAGCGACCAATCTGGTAACAATAATCATTTAACAGCACCTAACAATTATTATCAATACGATTCTAGTACGGGAGGCGTAGTAAGTGAAGATTCTTCTAATGATAAACTACATTTAACAAGTCAGTTAAACTTTAGTGCGGAGTTTGCTATGTATTTACGAGTTCAATTTACTACTATTAGTAGTGGTGCTACTGATTTATTCTTTTATGATAAGGATAGTAGTTCTACAGATTTTTTTAGAATACAGAGTAGTAGTGAAATAAGAGGTAAGATAAACAACAGTACAAAGATAGGATTTAGTACTACAGTAGAAACAGGTCAATTTTACAACATAGGAGTTGAGAGAAGCAGCTCAAACAGAGTAGACATATACCTAAATGGTACATTACAAACACAGATAACTACATCGGGTTATCATGTAGGCGTATTAAGCGGTACTTTAGATATAGATGCAATAGGTGGTAGTCTAGATGGTATAATCAAAGAGATAGTTATATCTAATAAAGCGTTATCTACATCTGACAGATCAAACCTACAGACATACTTAAATAATATATAATGGATAAGATATTAAATATAAATTTAGAAACACAGACAGCACCAAAAGTTATTGAAAACATATCTAAGGATTGGATTGAGTATGGTACAGAAAACTGGGCAAATTTATATCCTCAATTTCTTATAGATTTATATTACAACTCTAGTACTCATGCGGCAATTATAAACGCTACATCTGATATGATTGCAGGAGAAGGTATTATGATTGATGAAAACGATAATGTAGACGCTGACGCTAAGCTAAGAAGATTTTTAGCGCGAGCAAATTCTAACGAAACACTACATGAAGTTATAAAAAAGTTAGCGTTTGACTACAAACTACAGGGAGGTTTTGCTATTAACATTATATGGAACCAAGCTAGAACAGAAATAGCAGAAATATATCATGTACCTGTAGAAAGAATAAGAGCAGGTAAACCGAATAAATTGGGTAGAGTAGAACACTATTATGTTTGTTCTGATTGGAGTAATACTAGAAAAAACAAACCTCATAAAGTGCCTGCATTTAACATGAATGACAGAACAAGCCCTAGTCAAATTATGTATTCCGGAACATATAGTCCTAATATGGATATATACTATACACCGGATTATACTGCAGCTTGTAATTGGGCTTTAATAGATCAAAGAGTTGCAGAGTTTCACTTATCAAATATAGAAAATGGATTTAGTGGTAGTTATTTTATTTCATTTGCCAATGGTATTCCTACAGAGCAAGAGCGTTTCCAAATAGAAAATAGTATAAAGAATAAATTTACAGGTGCTAAAGCTAGTGGTAAGTTTGTATTAACTTTCTCAGACGATCAAACTAAAACACCTACAATAACACCTATAGCTGTTGCTAATGCAGACAAACAATACCTTGCGTTACAGGAACTTTTAGTACAAAATATACTTACAGGTCACAGAGTTACTTCTCCTATGTTAATGGGGATTAAAAACGATACAGGACTTGGTAATAACGCAGATGAGTTAAATAGTGCGTTTGAGGTATATTTAAATACTGTAGTTAAACCTTATCAAAATACAATATTAAAATGTATTAGTAAAATATTAGATGTAAATAATATTGCGTTACCTATTGAATTTATACAAAACAAACCTATTACTTCTAAATTTACTTTAGAGGATATGAAGGAGGTTATGACTACAGATGAGATAAGAGAAGAATTAGGATTACCTCCGTTAGAAGCAGGACAAGAACAAGAGTTTGCAAAGGTAGGTAGTATTGTTACAGATAATATTGAATTACCTTTGTTTGATACAATAGAAGAAGCGGAGGCTGAAGCAGAAAGAATAGGTT